GTGCGTCTTGGGTTCGAGGCATTCTGGGATATTGCCCTCCTCCTTGACGATGGTGCCGAAATCATCGGTGCCATACGTGATGGTGCCACGCTGCAACTCGTAATTGCGCGTCAAATCCTTGTCCTTCAACGACTTCACTCCAATCATCGAGATCTCATCCTTCTCCAGAGGGATCGCCATAAAGTCCAAGAAGGTGCAAGTATGCTTCCTCTCGTCCCAAGCTGGCGCTCCAAAACTGTCGAGGTAATAAGCCCGATCGAGCCCGATGCGAACACCGGACTGGCGGCCTGCAACGGCGGTGGAGTTGGTGCCTCTCACAACAATGTGCGCATGGCCGGCCGTCTTATGACGAGCCATGACCAAAATGTTGTTGATGACGATAGCCGAAGAGAACAAATTCAACAAGGAGTCGTGAACCAGAACGTGTCCTTTCTCGAGGGGAGCTGGACGCGCATTGCTCGACAAACCACTCAAGGCGCTCTCACCAGGCGACAAGTCTTTCAGCACTGCTGGTTCGACAATCTCCCAATGGCTAGTGGTGGTCTCGTTGCCAGCGCTGTCGACAGTAGTCTTGCCACCGGTCAACCTAACGCGACTGATGGACATGTCCTCATGCCGAACAAAATCCTTCTGGTTCCAGCGGAAGTAACCATACTTCGTAGGAGGACCTCCCACAACGCAATCTGCTGGGCGCTGTAGGAAAACTTGAACAAAGAGATCAATCAGCTTTGACACAACGGAAATGGCCGGGGACGCCGTCCAAACCGCCGCATACAACGCACGAAAACATGTGCGCACGAAACGGCGATGTACTGCCTGGTCCGTGCACACCTTGTAGAGCCCATACGCTAAAGCAAGACGCGCGTAGGCGCGCGCGGCGCCGGGCTCGACGCCAGTAGCAGCCACCATCTTCTTCAAAACCTTGGCGAAATCGCTGACCGGAACTCTCGAAAGCACGGTCATCCTGCTAAACTATAGACAGCGATAGAAATCACAACTAACTGTTCTTGCAAATACGATTGAGTCACTGACTCGACTACTCTGGCCCAAAAGAG